CATCGACTTTGAGTCTAATTTCAGTAACATTTCTGAGACTGTGGTGACTTTTGAAGGAAACAAGTTTGAGGGTTATTATGAAAAGCTATTCCAATCAGATTTCAACTACGATCCGAAGTATTGCGTACTTCTTGGGAAGTTTATGGGCGATTACTTTTCTAGTATGGACATAGAAAAGAATCTGCACATAAAGTGGGAACAGATACTAGATGAGAGCTGGAATACCCTTGCTAATACTAAAGGTTTAAGGTACAAAGGGAGTGAATTCTTCGGGTCCAAGGGTTATTATGTCGTCAGTAAGAGCATCCTAGAGGATGAAAATGGATCATCAGAACTAGCCAACATGGTGGAAATACTCAAGTCCGATGCATGCTCTAGTGACAAGAGTAAAGAGATGAAGAAATTCAACAAAACTTATAGAGATAGGATATGCAGCAAACCTTTCGAAACGGCTATCTTTCATGTAGTGGACAAAAAAACAAAGAGGTGGCAAGAGGGAGATTTTTGTGATGGACATGGAGACCAAAGTTCATCAACAGGTCATAGAAAAGTACATGTCATACCTATGCAGGTTGACTCCCAATGAGATGATTTCCATACCTAGCAACAGGAGGCTCCAAACAGTACATAGCAGAGTGTTCGAGTCTGGTGTAACTAATGAGGACCAATGTTACCTGGTTTTGGATTGTCGAAAGTGGGCACCTAGATCCTTAATCGAAAAATTTTTACTTTTTCTGAGCGGGATGAATGAAGTTCTCCCAACAAGTTTCACCTACCATTGCCAGAATTTTTTCTATCTTCTCATGAAAAAAAGAATTTACACTAGGAAATACATAGTGGACCAACTTAACTCAAACGAAAATAACAAGAAATATGCACTCATGTTAGTCGAAGATGAAGATAAAGGGGGTTATTATTACACACCAGAATACAGTTGGGTGATGGGCATATTTAATTATTTCAGCTCTCTCTTTCATGTGGCTTGTCAAATGCACGTATCACACATGCTAAGGAAATCATTCAGCTCCAGCTTTAACGTTGAGTGTAATTTGCACATGATAGCACATTCAGATGATAGTGCTGGCAAAATAGTTTGTGGGGGTCCTAGGCTGGTCTCCAGATCTTTATTCATATATGAAACTTTGATGCATTCAGCAAACCACTTGATCTCCAAGAAGAAGAGCAATGTTGGTAGGGTTTATTATGAATTCATATCTATATTGTACATAGGAGGCGAGTTATTGTCCCTTCTTGCCAAGTTCGCAGGCATGTTCAATTTCCACCCTAGCGATAATGGTTACTGCACTGATATCACCGACTCTTATAGCAAATGTATTGAGCTGGTCCTCAATGGTGCTAGTCTAAATCAAGCCTATCTTGCTGAAAAGATACAGGCAGACCTCGTATATAAATTCTACTTCAATAAGCCCCCTAGTCCTGATGCATATTTGATACCACCTAGCATGTTTGGTTCAGTTGATGCCCACCCTCTGATGGTGATGCTTTGTGGAAGCGAGGCTGATTCAGTGAGGATAATGCACAACGTTAGCGATGAAGATTTGCAGACCCTGATCTCCATAAATGAAAGTTTGTTACCCCCTGGTTCGAGTGGTGAAGGGATGTTCAAACAATTTAATTGCCATCCTAAAGTCAATCTGAACAAGGGGTTGAAAAAATTAAAAGAGGCCAACCCATTGCCTTTGGATTTTTCAGAATCTTGGTCGGTTAAGAACGTGAAGTTTGGGAATACAATGTTGGATGTTGCACAGTTTTTGATAAAACTCAATGATAAGAAGTTTGTTGCTGCATTACAGGATGAAACTGTAGTCAGGAGAATCTCTAGATCTTATTATTATAGGTCTGGTCTCACTATTGATACGAATTATGGACCAATGAATATGAGGAATGTTAGGGAACTCATATTCTTGCTGAAGACTAGCAACGACCCAATGATAACTGAGAATCTACCTGAAGACCTCAAAGCTGCTTTGGAAGACTACAAGACCTTTGTCAAAAGGGACCTTAGTGCTTTAGCAGAATTGATGAAACTGGCATTCGATTTTGTCCATAATGAAGCCATGAATTTCTTGAAGCACATGGATAAATTCAGACTTAAGCATGAAAACATAATCAAATCGGTGAAAACATGCAAACCTATACATTTCAAAGTCCAAAGTCTTGTGGAAGATTGCCCCGTAGATTTTGAACCCACCAGTTTGGTCTCTTGGATAAAAGAGCCCGAATACAGGTTTCTTCTGCCTGATACCAGGGGGCTGATGACGGCGACCAATTTCATGGATAGGTTGTTAGATAAGTTTTCTCTTCGGATCAAAGACATATCTCCTGAGTTGCTTTTCAACTTTGCAATGAAGATACATAAGAGGTCTAAAATAGAGTTTTTCTGTTACTCAAACTTGCCTACAGGAATAAGAGAGATCAGTACTTATCAAGACCTTATGATTTATTTAGCTCACAATAGCAACAGCACAGAATATATTAAAGGTTTGGATGTCCAATTCGGGAAGATAGTAAGCACAGGATCATGGATGAAGCTACCAGATTTTGAAAGTCCTGAACTTCAATGGACCATGTCTTTTCTTTTAGTTGGCATTGCAGTACTCAAATATTCACCTGAGAATGTAAAAGATATATTAAGATTGGAGGTTAACATCCCTAACTTCCTTTCACCAGACGGTGAGGTTGGGACTTTAGCAGGATTGTATCATAAACTGAGGCAGCATTGGCAAGGGGTTTACAAATATGATAGGTATCTGATGCCATACATGCATCAATTGGAGTGTTTAATAAATGGTTTGGACGTGTTAGACCCAACATTGATAGCCGACACTTACTATCATTCCTTTATAAAATCTCAATTCTTAGTAAACAACCTTTGGCTGGGTCAAGGTAGGGTTTTCATCTCATGTGGGATTCTTAAATTGGTTTTCAACATCAACAACACCTCCATATCAAGTGCCACAGTGCAAACGGTTGATCATGTTTTCAGTAGTGATGAGATTTCTTACATAAACTACTGCCTATACAGCAGCCAGATGCCTAGCCTCAATGACAGCTTTAGGCCGGTTGGGGTTGATGATTGGGCTAAAGAAATGTTAGGTGTTGATAGGGATGGCTTGTATTATATAGGGAAAGCAAGGGACATGGTAGTTGCAATGGACATCATCTATGATTTGAACCTCGGC